CCTTATAATATTCGTAAGGTCGAAGAGAACAAATATATCGTTGAGATTGCTGTTGCTGGTTTCTCTAAGTCTGATATCGAAATTGAGATTGATGGCGATGTCTTGAAGATTGCAGGTAAGACATCTGACGATAACGATAACTTCTTACATAAGGGGATTGCTAATCGTGCCTTCTCACGGACGTTCAACCTCGCTGACACAATCGAAGTTAAGGATGCGTCTCTTGTCAACGGAATGCTCAAGGTCTTCCTCGAAAACATCATTCCAGACCATAAGAAGCCGAGGAAAGTTAGCATTAATACGGCTAAAGAAGAGACAAAGGAGGCAGCACAGTTACTAAATGAGTAAGTTATTTTCAAAGGTAAAAAAGTTTTTCTCATACAGTTGGGAAGAAGATTTTCTAAGCGGCGCTAAGGATCACGCTGAACTCGAAAGACGACAGAAACTTATCGCTAACGGATATACTCAACACTACTCAATCTATACTAGGAAGGGATATATCTAATGGAAGGTCAACTAATCTTCTCAGTAGGAGTGCTTGTAATGGCACTCGGTTATTTCGTCGGAGCAAGTTGGGTCAATAAAGTTTTCAGTTGACATCTATAACTCCATAGACTATAATGGGAGAGTAGCAATGCTCTCCCATTTTTTTAAGGAGGTTTATCATTTTTTACACTAATGTAGATCGATACGGTAATCAGATTCTGTTTCGTGGTTACAATAACAAGACACAGATTACTAAGAAGGTCAAGTTTGAACCGACATTTTATATTCCCTCGCCAAAGGGTGCATGGAAGACTCTCGACGGACGTACTGTAGATTCTGTACAGCCTGGATCTATGCGTGATTGTAAAGAGTTTATGGATAAGTACGCGGATGTAGATAACTTCACGGTATATGGAACAACCAACTATGTCCATCAATTCATCTCAGACGCATTTCCCAAGACGATTAAGTATGATCGCAATCAGATCAATATCTGCACGATTGATATTGAAGTAGCATCAGAAGACGGATTTCCAGAACCGCGTGATGCTAAACATGAAATCATTACCATCACTATCAAGAACAATAACGGTACTATCTACCACACATGGGGTCTATATGACTTCAATCCAGACAAAAGCGGAATGTCTGTTCTTTATCGTAAATGCAAAAATGAGAGGGAACTCTTATTAGATTTCATTGATTATTGGGCTGATCATGTTCCAGATATTCTTACTGGATGGTATTCAGAGTTTTTTGATGTGCCTTATCTTGTCAATCGTATTGCAAGAATCTTTGGTGAGGATATGGTAAAGTCTCTGTCACCTTGGAAACTTGTCAATAAAGATAATCTTTTCATAGCTGGTGTGGAACATCTAAGGTACAATCTGGTTGGTATCACACAGTTGGATTATATCGATGTGTTCAAAAAATTTACATACAACACACTAGGACAACAAGAGTCCTATAAACTGGATCATATCGCTAATGTGATTCTAGGCGAGAAGAAATTGGATTATAGTGAATATGGTTCCTTGCATATGTTATACAAACACGACTATCAAAAGTTTGTGGAGTATAATGTAAAAGATGTGGAACTTGTTGATAAGATTGAGGACAAACTTGGTCTAATCGATTTGGTACTTACAATGGCCTATCGTGCTAAGTGTACTCTTGGCGAGACATTGAAGACCGTTGGCATTTGGGATGCTATTCTATATAATGAGTTCAAATCTAGAAAGATTGTTGTACCGCCTAAGACTGATTCACGGTATGATACAATCGAAGGTGGTTATGTAAAAGAACCACAAATAGGTCTTCATGATTGGGTGGTTTCCTTTGATCTAAACTCTCTATATCCACATCTCATTATGCAATACAATATGAGTCCAGAGACTGTAGTAAATGATATTGTATCTGGAGTAAACGTTGATAAACTACTAGAGATGCCTGATTTAGATATACCAAATGGAATGTGTCTTACTGCTACAGGTCAGTTGTTTCGTAATGACATAGAAGGTATCATCCCACAGGTTATTCAATCATATTACGATGAAAGAGTTGTTATCAAACAAAAGATGATAGACGCAAAACAGAGATATGAGAAGGAAAAATCTAAAAGTATTGAACGAGAGATATCCATTCTCGACAACAACCAGATGGCTATCAAGATTGCAATGAACTCTTTCTATGGAGCGTTAGCAAATAAATATTTCAGATATTTTGATCAACGTGTTGCAGAGGCAATAACTGTATCAGGTCAGTTTACTATTAGATGGGCTGAGAAGATTCTTAATGAATATCTAAACAATATACTGAAGACTAACGAAGACTATGTGATTGCGATTGATACCGATTCTGTGTATCTTAATATGAGTGCATTGGTACAGAAGATACTACCAAATGAGACAAACAAGACAAAAATCGTAGACTTTCTAAACAAAGCATCAGGAGAAATTGAGAAACATCTAGATAAAGGATATCAACATCTTGCTGACTATATGAAAGCACCACAACAGAAGATGGTGATGAAACGTGAAATCATCGCCGATAAAGCCATCTGGACAGCGAAGAAACGATACATTGCACATGTTTGGGACAATGAAGGTGTGAGATTTGCTGAACCAAAGTTGAAAGTGACTGGTATTGAAGCCGTTCGTTCTTCTACTCCGCAGATAGTCAAAGAATTGATTATGGATACACTGAAGAAGGTGGTAACTCAAAGTGAAGATGAAGTTCAGAAATGGATTGAAGAGTTACGAGAAAAGTGGATGGATCTAACACCAGAAGAAATCGCCTTCCCTCGTGGTGTATCAGATGTTCGAAAGTTTGAAGATAACTCAAGTCTATATAAATCCGGTACGCCAATTCATGTTCGTGCTGCACTATTATACAATGACCAATTGAAGAAACATAAGTTAACTAGTAAGTATGAGCAGATCCAATCTGGTAACAAGATGAAGTTTCTATATCTGAAAATACCAAATCCCATCATGGAGAATGTTATGGGATTTGTAACTGTGTTGCCGAAAGAATTTGAGTTGACGCAATACATTGACTATGATACTCAGCTTGAGAAAACTTTCCTAGATCCGATTAAGATTATTCTTGACGCAATGGGTTGGAATGCTGAGAAACAAAACAACTTGGAGGATTTTTTTGCTTGACAAAAAATAAAATCTTTGGTATTATATAAACATGATGAACGAAGGAGTGAATGAAATGTCAACAGATCTGAGTATGCTTTTTGAAAACAATGGTGGACCTATCAGCCCTATCCAACGCAGGGTTGATCCTTGGGCTGGAACTCTGTTTGAAAATTACGTTTTTCTGAATAACGTTCAGAAGGGTAACTTCGGAGAAGAGGTAGTATCTGCGTATTTTGAAAAGATTCTGGGTATTAGGGTTAACCCCCGTGAGAATGCCGGCCATGACTGTATCATCGGTAATAAGAAGGTTGAGATTAAGTTTAGTCTTGCCCAACAGTTACCGAACAACGGAAATATGACGAAGCATAACCAGTTTATGATGAATCACGTATCTGTTGGAAAGGATTGGGACCGATTAGTATTCTTTGGTATTAACATGAACAATGAAAATGTTTATTTTTGGTTCACTAAGGAAGATTTTACCAATCGTTATCGCGAGTTAAAGCTTTTCAGCCTCCAACAGGGCGGCAAGAAGGTTGATAATGACGATTTGATGTGTTCCAAGATTGCGCGGACGCCACGTTCTCGGTCAGGATATTTTCTTGTGGACCAGGATTGGGTTTACCCAATGGAATCTTGGTAACAATTAATAAGAGGATAAGTTGAATGGAAAAAACAATTTTACATAATGGAAATTGTTTGGATGTTCTTAAAACAATGGAGGAAAATAGTGTAGATAGTATTGTCACTGATCCACCTTATGGCATTAACTTCATGGGTAAGAAGTGGGATTATGACGTTCCATCAGTAGAAATTTGGCAAGAGTGTTTGCGTGTTCTAAAACCCGGTGGATATCTACTCGCATTCTCAGGAACACGAACGCAACACCGTATGGCAGTTCGTATCGAAGATGCTGGATTTGAAATTCGTGA